GGCGAGATCGAGCGCGACAATCACACGTTCGCGCCGAGCCCCCCGGAGTGGGCGAAGGCTGTGCAGGCCGAGCTTCGCCCGTTCCGGGAGCAGGCCATCACCATCGGCAAGGTGCTCGGCGCCGAGGTCGAGATCCAGCGGTCGGAGGCGGAGGTCGAACGGCGGAAGGCGCGCGTGGCGGAACTGCTGGCCACGTTTCGCCCGGCGGAGGCAGGGGAATGACCCGAGGCCGCAAGCGCAAGAAGCAAGTCGCCCGTACTTCCTCCGGCCGCATCAGCCGCTCCAAGGCCGCTAGGAAGGCCATGGACGGGCAAACCGAGATCGCCGCTATCTCGGTAGCGGTCGAGGCGCGCGCGCGGCTGTACGGGCTTCCTAGCGAGGCTGCGCGGGATGAAAAAATGGGGTATCCGGTCGGGCGGCTGCTTCGCACGGGCCAACTCGGGATCGACCCCGAAACGGGGAAGCCGAGCGAGAGGGCATTCGATCGGCACAACACTGCAATGAGCTATGCCCGCCTCGCCAGCGCCTACGCTGCGGCGATCGACGAGCCGGGCCGCGTCGTCGAGCCGCGATCGGAGGACGAGCCGCCGAAAGCATGCGCCGAGTGCGGGCGCACAGATCGCTGCGAGCCGTGCCAGCGTGAATCGTCCGACCGGACGCGCGGCCGATGGGAATACATCGACGGCCTACTATCCCGCCATCAGGTGGCGGTATTGCGGCAGGTGGTGATCGCGCAACTCGATTGGCCGGCGGCGACGGGTGATCTTGTCAAGGCACTGGATATCGTGGGGGCAGGGCTGGCCGAGGACTTGCGAAACCGGATGACGCCGCTTGACGTCAGGCGCCGATCGGCTTAAGGATGAAATTGCATTCTGCCGCTTCCTGTCGGGGGCGGCCGAACGATTCGGGCCGAATGCCGTCGGGGTTTACATCCAGAATTGAAAACCCCGTCAACCCTCGTCGGCCTCATGACTGCATAGCTCAGTGGATAGAGTATCGGGCGCCGAACCCGAAGGTCGAAGGTTCGAGTCCTTCTGCGGTCTCCAATTCAGCGGCGAGAGCCTTGGGACCGTGCGCCTTTCACGGTCTTTCGCCGACACCTTGGCTCTTGGCAATCCGTAGGCCGGAGCCGTTGATTGTCCGCCGGACGGCGTCGGGAGTTCAAACCCGCCGGACGGTGACCCATCAAACGGCTCGATCTTGGGGCGGCAACCCCTCGAATCGAGCCGTTTGCTAGGAATTCCTTGGGGCGGCGTTTACCGCCCCGATGGAGACGGGCGGGGAGAGGGCGACCGGCAAAGATCATCCCTCTCCCCGGCCCTGCATGGAGCTTGATCAGAATTCGATGCGGCGCTGATGGCTAGGCCAGCGGGTAGCGCCCGACGCCAAAGGCGAGAGGGACGCGTCGCCCGCATCGGATGAATTGCGGCCCGCCGGACTGCGAAAGCCCCGGCGGGCCTCTCATTTTCGGCGCGCAGCAGCCAACTCGTCGAAGGCAGCGACAAACCGCCGGATGATCGGGTCTGCATCGGGCCTCTTGCCTCCGAGCCACCCTTCGACGGTGCGGATTGGCATCCCGGTCGCCTCCGCGATCCAAGCCGCGCGGAATGCCGTGCCTCTGTGCCTATCGGCCCAATCAATGAGGACGTCTCGGATAGGGGCGTCGGTCATGCCGCTACGGCCTCGCGGCGGATGAAGGCGGCGATGCCGGAGACGGTGACGGCGCCTGAGTAGTCCGCACCCTCGGGAATGTCGTAGCCGCGAGGCAGGCAGCCCGCGATGGACGACACATCCCACTGACGATTGGTGCGGACATAGGCATTGACGAACCGGCGCGCGGCTTCGGTGGCAGCGGTCTTGGTCATCTCGTCTCTCCTTTGGTTCGGCTGGTCGCCGTTACTGCGCCCCGTGAGGCGCAGGCCGAGCGATCAGGAGGCGACGGCCTCGACGGTATAGAGGCAGCCGTTGGACAGGAACACGTCGGCGGCGTCGTTCTCCTCGTCAATTTCGAAGCAGACGATGGTGGTGTTCTTCACGGTTGAGAACAGCACGCGGGCTTCTTCGAAGGAAGCGACGGGGCGGAAAGCGTCGGAACGGTGGGCGCCGCGGGCGCCGACGAAGGTCTCGCGGATCTTGTAAGACTTGGCCATCTCTGTCTCTCCCTTGTGGCGCCTCAGCGCCGTTTCCATGACTCAGACTGTACGCCATAAGCGTAGCGACGTCAACAGGAAAAGTGGCGATTCCCGAAAAAGGTTCACAGCATGACGACCGTCTACGTAGCCACAGCCGGCGCCGGAAAGCGCATGCTCGCCGCGGCGCTATCATGCGATGCCGTCGCAAACGGCTGGCGCCCCGTGGTGTGGACCGATCAGCTAGACCGCGCCGAGAAGTTCGACGACCCCGATGATGCCGAGGCTTGGGCCCGTAGCGTCATGCCTCGCGGCGGCTGGGCGGTTGAGCCTCGCGTCGGAACCATCGGCCCGAACTGTCCTGATGGTGGCACTGCTCTTGCAATGAGGCCCGTCGCGTGAGCCGCCAGACCTGCGTCACCTGTCGCTGGTGGTGCGGATCCTTGATGCCAGACCTGATCGAATGGGAGGACGGCCTATGCCGCCGCTTCCCGCCTCGCCTCGGCCTCGGCTGGCCCGTCACCGCCCCTGACGATTGGTGCGGAGAGCACAACACGATCCCGCCGAAGTCCGCCTCAGAAAGAGCGACACAATCATGACCGCCTACACCACTACCGCAGAGGACGCCCGCCGCTTCAATGTGCGTCAAGCCCGGCGCGAGCATTTCGCCCGCGTTGCGGAAGAGCGCCTCGGGCGCAAACGGCGTGCGCCGTATACCCGCACCCACTATCCCGAAGACGAAGAGTTCGACCGGGAAATAATGATCCTCGAAGCCGAGGCTGAGAAGGCCGAGCGCAAGGCGGCGCAAGCCGTAGCTGACCAGCGCAGCTACGACATCGATGCCCGCGAACACCTAACTCGGTCGCTCGCCTGACGTCGACGAGATGTTTGCACGGCGCCGGCCTCACTCAACCTCTTGAAAGGGCTCACAATGGGCAAGCTCTGGCGTTGGCTGAAGATCCTTTTCGGCTTCGGTGACAACACGCCGAAGGCCAACGACGGCAGCAAGCGCAAGGCTGGAAGCCAGTTCCCGCCTGATGTCCCGCCTATCCCGTGAAAGGAGACGCACCATGAAGCCTTCGAAGAAGCCGATGCCCGGCGGCAAGTCCGGCAAGGGCAAGCCCGGAAAGAAGGGCTGCTGATGACTGAAGCGACCGCGGCACAAACTCATCTTGGCGAGTGGCGTTACGTCGAGACCGGCCCGACGATGGGTGCAGAGGAAATGCTCGGGATCTTCGAAAAGTGCGGCGTGGGGCCACCCCAGCCGCGCACCGCGGAACAGGCTGTCGTCCTCGCTCTCCGCTGCATCGACGCTCTTGAGCGCCGCATCCGCGCGATGGAAGCCACGCAGCGCGCCCATGGTTGTCCCCAGATCATGGCAGGGAGAGAGACAGACTGATGGGCTACGTCACCGCTTGCATGGCCCTCGCTGCCCTTACCGCAGCGTTCGCGTCCCCGAGGGAAGCGTTCGAGGTGGCCTGCGGCATCGGCATGATAGCGTGCGGCGTTGCAATGTCCCACGGCCTGAAATAGACGCCAACTAGACGAGATCGACAATGGCGGCTGGGCGAAAGACCGGCGGGCGCCAAAAGGGCACGCGCAACAGGAAGACCGTCGAGAAGGTCGCGGAGATCGAGGCATCTGGCCTCACGCCGCTCGACTTCATGCTCGGCATCTTGCGCGATGAGCGGGCGGACCCAGTGCAGCGGTTCGAAGCAGCGAAGGCCGCGGCGCCCTACGTGCATGCGAGGTTGACGGCGACCGAGCACAGCGGCTCGCTGAAACTCTCCCACGAGGACGCGCTTTCGCAGTTGAAGTGACAGCGAAGCCGCACCAAGGCGGGAATAATGCAACCAAAGTCTCGCCAAACGCGGGGTGGAGACCGCTAACGGCCCGGCTCCGCAACCGGAGATAAGCAGATATAGCGATGAGCGACGACGAAATCGCCATCCGCCAGCGCCTCAAGGACGACTTCGCCCACTACGCCGCGAAGTGCCTCAAGATCCGTTCGAAGGCGGGCACCGTCCAGCCGCTCACGCTCAACCGGGCGCAGCGGTACATTCACGAGCGGCTAGAGGCGCAGCTCGTGGCGACGGGGAAAGTTCGCGCTCTCATCCTCAAAGGTCGGCAGCAGGGGTGTTCGACCTACGTCGGCGCCAGGTTCTATCATCGGGTCACCCACGCTCGGGGCGTTCGCTGCTTCATCCTCACGCACGAGGACGCGGCGACGCAGAACCTGTTCGAGATGGTCCAGCGGTATCACGATCACTGCCCCGATGTGGTGCGGCCGAGCACCGGCGCGGCGAACGCGAAGGAGCTCAACTTCGACCGGCTCGACAGCGGGTACAAGGTCGGCACGGCCGGGACGAAAGGCGTTGGGCGTTCGAGCACGATCCAACTGTTCCATGGATCCGAGGCAGCATTCTGGCCACATGCCGACGAGCACGCGGCGGGCATCCTGCAGGCGGTCCCGGACGTTTCTGGAACCGAGGTCATCCTCGAAAGCACGGCGAACGGGCTGGGCAATTTCTTCCATGCCAAGTGGCGCGACGCCGAGGCCGGCAAGGGCGACTTCGTCGCGATCTTCGTGCCGTGGTACTGGCAGGAGGAGTACCGGCGCGTCCCGCCCGAGGGCTTCGTGCTCGACGAGGAGGAGGCGGAATATGCCGGTCTCTACGGCCTCGACCTCGATCAGATGGCATGGCGGCGAAACAAGATCGCCGAACTGAAGGACGCGACACTGTTCAAGCAGGAATACCCGGCGACAGCGGCCGAGGCATTCCAGATGAGCGGGCACGACAGCTTCATCGCGCCTGCCTTGGTGGCCAAGGCCCGCAAGGCTGTCGTCGAGGCGAGCGGGCCGCTGGTCATCGGTTACGACCCTGCTTGGACCGGTGACGCGCGCCATGCGATGGCGTTCCGGCGCGGCCGGCGGGTGATCGAGGTTCAACGAAAACTCGGCCTCAACGTCACGCAGGCGGCCGGCTGGGTCAAGATGGTGATCGACAAGCACAAGCCGCGCAAGCTCTTCATCGACGTCGGCGGCGTCGGCGCTGGCGTCTACGATATCGTCGTGGAATACGGCATGCCCTACGCGAAGATCATCGTCCCGGTGAACTTCGGATCCTCGCCGTTCGAGCCGAACCCGCCGGATGGTGGCGGCGCCGTCAACCGGCGCGCCGAGATCTGGATGAAGTCGCGGGACTGGCTTGAGGATCCTGCCGGGGTGCAGATCCCCGACGAGGATAGCATTCAGGCCGATGCCTGTGGCCCCGGCTACAAATGGGACAGCCAAACGCGGCTGATCCTGGAGAAGAAAGACGACATGCGGCGGCGCGGCGTGCCGAGCCCGGACGAATGGGACGCTGTCGCTCTGACCTTCGCCGAGCCGGTGAAGGGCAGCGCTGCCGATGAGGAAAAACGCTATCGGTTCTCGCCGGGCCGAAGCAGATCGAACTCGTGGATGACAGCATGAGCCAACCGCTAGCAGAAATCCTCGCCGCCGATGGTGTCGAGAT